AGATAGAGCAGAGCGACACATTATAAAGGGACGTGATGGTGACTATGACGACTTTTATGTTGAAAGCATTCTTAGAGAACACAATGTACCTCTAAATACATATGGGGGTGAGGGGGGTCCGGCTCCTCTAAATACCGCTGTAGAGTATTTGCAAAGCGGGTCTTTAAAAGAAACTCACCCCGAAGCGGTTGCAGCCGTGCATGATCTTCTTGAGAGACGAGCAAACAGAAGCGGAGGCGGTCTTCAACCTAAGCAGGTTTATGAAAAATTTGGTCCAGATGTAACAAATAGAGAGGCGTTACAGTACTACTTTGGGGCTGATCTTAAAGCGGATCAACGATATAGTGGTGGGAATCTTGGTGGACCGGGCATATGGCCGGGTGACGTTACACATGGCGGCAGGGAACATTTATATAGCTTTTTTGAAAGCCCTGAGTCTAACAAATCCCTAGCTAATGCTTCCAAAAGATGGAATAGTAGAACAGGGATGACTTATAATGGAGGAACTTCTGTTAACTTAGATGATCCGTATAGTCAAGATACGGTTAGAAAGACACAATTTTTCTTAAGGTTTGGTCAGTGGCCCAAGTCTCAAAAAGCTTGGGACAATACAACCGCCAAATGGGATGCCGCAAGTAAACCCAAAGCATCAGGTTTGATGCGGGCTTACAATCCTGCTGTTGGTTATCGAGATCTAGTTTAATACCTTTCGACGGCTACCCCCTGCCCTCTTCATGGTGAAGAGCTACCGGAGGCCCCAGATAAAAGAGACTAAAAATGCAATCAGTACCTATGAAGTATCGTAACACCTCGTCAGTTGATAAAGAAGAAAAAGAAATTGAAGAACTAGAAGCTCAACGTGCTAACGCAGAAAATCCACCGGAGGAGGAGCTACAACCGGAAGAGGAAACCTTTAAGAAGCGATACGGTGACTTACGACGACATATGCAGAGTAAGGACACCCTATACACGGAAGAAGTAGGTAAACTTAAACACCAACTAGATGCGGTAACTCGAAAACAAGTCCGGCTACCAAAAAGTGATGAGGAGCTAGAGGAGTGGGCTGAAAGATATCCTGATGTTGCAAAGATTGTAGAAACGATCGCAACTAAGAAAGCACTAGAATCTCGTAAAGATATTGAAGACAGACTTGCTTACGTTGATGAACGAGAACGCCAGATAAAGGTTGAGAAGGCTGAACACGAGTTGGCTACCTTCCACCCGGACTATAAAGCTTTGCGTAACAACAAAAGCTTTCACGAGTGGGTAGAAATACAGCCTAAGTGGATTCAAGCTTCACTGTATGAGAATGAAACTGATCCTTTAGCGGCGTCAAAAGCTATCTCTCTTTACAAGATGGAGACTAAATCTAACTCGCTACCTACAGATGCTGCTAAATCTGTTTCTCGACCGCGTAGATCTGAAGAACCCTCTCTTGAAAAAAGAGGCACCTGGTCTGAGTCAAGGGTAAAACAGCTTCGTGGGGAACAATACGAAAAGTATGAAGAAGAAATTATGGAAGCAATCCAAAAAGGTGAGTTTGATTATGATCTTTCTGGGGGTGCGAGGTAATTTTTTACTTGACTTCTAAAAAATAGTATGTTATACTAGTAACTATATAATAAAAGCAGATCTTTCTTTGGTTTAACCCTTAGATGATCAGGGATCTGCTCTTTACCGGACGCCTCTAATACTATTAGACTACCGTCTACCACGTTTCTTGCTCTAATACTTATAATACTAATTATTTTTATTAGGGTACTTTCCGCTAACATCTACGGAAATTCAACTACCTGTACGACTTAGGCCGGTGAATACCTGACCCTAACTAGTCAGCCTTGAATGCCTACTGTTGGCTCTTTTAGCATATAGCCTGAAAGGAGATAACCGATGGCTTTCTCAACTGCTGCTGGTTACGGCAACCTTCCTAATGGTAACTTCTCACCTGTAATTTACAGCAAGAAGGTACAGAATGCGTTCCGTAAAACTAGTATCGTAGAAGATATCACCAATAGCGACTATTTTGGTGAAATTGCAAACTTTGGTGATAGCGTTCGCATCATTAAAGAACCAGAAATTACTGTTAAATCGTATGAGCGTGGTACCACTGTTACACCACAGGATCTCGATGATTCAGACTTTACTCTTGTCATCGACAAGGCTAACTACTTTGCCTTTAAAATTGATGACATTGAAGAGGCCCACTCGCACGTAAACTTCGAGTCTCTTGCTTCTGACCGTGCGGGCTATCGCCTTCGCGACCAGTATGACCAAGAAATTCTGGGTTACATGTCGGGTTTCATCCAGACTACTCTTCACGGTGCCAACGACACTGTTCGCGTCGCGGGAGATAAGTCTGGTACTGATCCAGCTACCGTTGCTGCTAACGGCCTTCTTGCAAGTATGCAGGTTGCTCGTAACAGCTTTGTTTCAGGTGGTGCAACTACCGACTCAATTGCTACCCATCCAGATAACTCGACCGGTGAAGCTACTCCGCTTCAGGTCTTGAATCGCATGGCGCGTCTTCTTGATCAACAGAATGTTGACAGCGAAGGTCGTTGGGTTATCATTGATCCGGTTTTTGCGGAACAGCTAAACGACGAAAACAGCAAACTTCTGAGTAATGATTATGCTGGTGGTCAGAATGCTGGTGACGTTCTTCGGAATGGTCGGGCTGTATCCGGTTTGGTTCGTGGTTTCCGCGTATACCTCTCCAACAACCTTCCTTCTGTAGGTACGGGAGCAGCTACTGTAGACACTAATGGCTCCGCGACTAACTACGGTGTTATTCTTGCTGGTCACGAGTCTGCTGTTGCTAGTGCTTCTCAGATCGAGAAGGTTGAAACTTACCGCGACAATGACAGCTTTGCTGATATCGTCCGTGGTATGCACTTGTATGGCCGGAAGATTCTTCGCCCTGAAGGTCTAGTCCGAGCCCACTATAATATTGCCGGTTAAGGGAGGGCATAGATCATGGCTACTGTTACCACTCTCGCTTCGACCGTCCGTAATCCCGGCGCTCGTGGGCGTAGTCCGTACTACGTTCAGACTGAAATCGACTTTGCTGCTGCTGTTACCGCTAAAGGTACCGCACTGGCTGCTGCCGATATCATTGAAGTACTTACGGTTCCCGCCAACACGATGATTATGTCTGCTGGCATGGAATGTACCGCTCTTCACACCGGTACTTCCACTGATTGTGCCCTTGATTTGGGTGTGACCGGTGGTGATCCAGACGCATTTGTCGATGCTTTTGACTTCGACGCTGCGGCGGTTGGTGCCTATGCGGTTCCTGCTGCACCTGGGTGTGCGATTGTACCAGCTGCGGCTGATACGCTCGACATTCTTATCCAGGCACAGACCGGTACTACCCTAACGGGTAAGATCCGTGTTTTTGCATGGCTGTCGAATGTTGATGACATTGGTGAGCTTAACGCCGCTTCTGTTACTCGCGATCTAGTCTAAGTAGTTATCGGGGTGGGGTGTAAAAACCTCACCCCTTTACTTTGGAAACTTTATGGCAACGACATTTTTAACTTTAGTTAATGATACTTTGCGCCGTCTCAATGAAGTTGAAATTATTTCAGCTGACTTTGCGACGGTTATTGGCTTTAGGGCGCAAGTTAAGGACGCTGTAAATGCAGCGTTACATGAAATTTCTCAACGAGAATACTTTTTTCCTTTTAACCATACAGTAGGTAGCGTAACACTAGTTGCTGGAACCGACTTGTACGCTTTAGCTGCTGATGTTAAGCTTGCAGACTGGAATTCTTTTAGAATGAACTACAGTGCGAGTGATAATTTTTCTGCTCGTAAGCTTCGGCAAATAGACTATAATACTTTTCTAAAAACCTATTTTGAACGTGATAGTTCCGCTGTAACAGGAGATTTTGAACAACCCTCCTACGTATATAAATCTCCCGGTGGTCATGCTGGATTTACACCTATTCCTAACGCCGCTTATGTCGTTTATTACGATTATTATGCCTATCATACAGATTTAAGTGCATCTACTGATGCAATGGTTATCCCCGATGCATTCAAACATGTGATAGTTGATGGAGCAACATATCATTGTTACATGTTTCGAGATAATGCTCAACAAGCAGCTTTAACAAAGCAAAAGTTTGATCTTGGCATCGACCATATGAGGTCTCTCTTAATTAATACTAACCGATATGTAGAAATTAGGGATACACGAGTTGCAAAGCTAGTTAATGCGGCTTCTGGAAGTATTTAATGGTGGTTAGCGACTCATTTAAAGACGTAACCGTCCTTTCACGGGGGGGTTTATTCACGAATGAAGATGCGTTAGTTCTAGCCGTTAATAATCCCGGTGCGGCTACTCGTATGTTGAATTTTGAGATCAGTCAGTTTGGTGGGTACCGTCGAATAAGTGGATTTACCCCTTACGATGCTTCTAATACGACTGTACCAGGACTGGGTAAAGTATTAGGGTTGTGGATTCATCAAGACACTGTTTACGCTGCACGACGAAACGTCGGAGATGCTACAGGTACTCTAGGTTCTGGTCCTATAACAGTAACAAATGAGTCTACTATATTAACAATAGCTCACACTTCTCATGGTTTATCGG